CGCTACGCGTTACAGATCTTCCGCCTAACATCGTCGACACTGTCTTCGAGGGTTACGTCGAAGGCTGGTCTTTTAGGGCCAGTTATAACTCGCTATTCATTACGATAAACGCTTCGCCGCTGGAGTTTTCGCAAGTGACACTCCGATGGAATCAAGTGTCAGCGGCAGAGTATTGGAATACAATCAGCCCAACATTAACGTGGGAAGACGCGATCGGATCGGTGGCATAACATGGCAACTACTACGACTAACTTCGGCTGGGACATTCCACAGTCGACCGACTTGGTCAAGGACGGCGCGACGGCGATCGCGGCACTTGGTCAGGACATCGACACTGCTTTAGTCGATCTTAAAGGCGGAACGACTGGGCAAGTATTAGCAAAAGCTTCTAACACAGATTTAGATTATTCATGGGTAGCTCAGGACGACTCAAACGCTATTCAGAACGCTATCGTCGACGCTAAGGGCGATCTAATTGCTGCAACAGCTAACGACACTCCAGCTCGATTAGCAGTAGGCGCAAACGATTTACTAGTAACGGCTGCAAGCGGTGAAGCGACTGGATTAAAATACACAGGCGGTTGGACTACTTGGACGCCATCTTGGACAAATGTAACAGTCGGAAACGGAACAGTCGTAGCCCGATACCAACAAATCGGAAAGACTATCAATTATTATTTATCATTTACAATGGGTTCGACTTCTTCAGTCACAGGTCGCATTATTTGGACACTACCAAAAACACCAAATCAAGCTTTCGGTGGTGGTCTTGGCTATGGAGTTATTGTTGATTCAGGCGTAGGTGGTTTTGTTGCGGGTTTAGGTGGTTGGAGTGCGACCGAAGCCTATTTAGCTGGTGGAAATGCAACTGGAACGTATGTTTCGGAATCAGCAACATCAGCAACAGTTCCAATGACTTGGGCAGTAAATGATTTCTTTTTCGTCAATGGAAGTTTTGAGGTAGCATAATGTTTAATTTTAATCCAATGTTCCCAGACGCTACAAACGATCAGAAGTGGGAACAGATCAAGCTCTGGCGTAACGCAGAACTTAGTCGCACAGACTGGACCATGCACACAGACGCGCCAACAGATAAAGAAGCTTGGGCTACTTATCGTCAAGCATTAAGAGATCTTCCAGCGCAAGGCGGACAAGCGGAAGCGGCTATCTTTCCAGTAGCTCCATGAAGTACCCAATCGGAACAGCTGCGGCAGTTGTCGAAGTAGCATTGGCCGAAGTCGGTACAGTCGAAGAAGGCAATAACTTAACCAAGTACGGAAAGTTTACTAAAGCGGACGGTCTGCCATGGTGCGGATCTTTCGTTAATTGGTGCTTCCATGAAGCGGGCGTAAAGATTCCATCGATGGTCTCCACAGCTGCGGGAGCGCATAAGCTAAAAGAAGTAAGTCGCTGGGTAGATGCAGAGCCTAAGATCGGCGATCTTGCATTTATGGACTTTCCGCATGATGGCGTAGACCGTATTAGCCACATCGGAATCGTCGTCGGAGTTAAGGCCAAGAGTGTTATTACTATCGAAGGTAACACTTCGGGAACTGGCGATCAACGTAACGGCGGAATGGTCATGATTAAAGAGCGGGCATTCGGGAGCGGTAAAGAGATCGTAGGCTTCGGACGCCCTAAGTTCGTGGCTTATGCTGGCGATTATCCAGTCGTCGAAGTACCTACTCAGTCGGCAGCGAAGCCGAAGATTAAGGAGAAGAAAGATGGAAAACTTAAAAGCGTTACTCGCAAGCTGGGCGCGTAGCTTCTTAGCTGCGGGAATTGCGGTTTACATGGCGGGCGTGACAGATCCTAAAGCTATCGGGATGGCTGGCTTAGCCGCTGTTCTACCTGTAGTCCTACGCTGGCTAAATCCTAAAGATTCAGCTTTCGGGTTACAGGGGAAGTGACTCGGAAACTACTGGCGGGAAGTCTGGCCTTAGTCCTTTCGGTCGGGCTTTCCGCTTGTGGTTATCAGGGTTGGGTTCGCTATGAATGCCAAGAATACGAGAACTGGCAAAAGCCAGAATGTCAAAAGCCACAATGTATCCCTACTGGAACATGTACTAGCGATGTCCTTGGAGAAGAAGCTCCACAGCCCAGCTCGACGCCGTAGCCCAGAAGAAGTCCACGCGACTTTAATTCTTATCATCGGCTCGACTTTAGCCGCCGTTTTTTTAATCGTAACGCTTGGCATTACTTACGCGCTTATCTTCGTTACACAGCCCATCGGTAATCAAGCTCCGAACGACGCGGCTTTTATTGATCTTCTAAAAACTTTAGCGATCTTCTTAACTGGATCACTAGGCGGAGTTCTGGCTGGTAATGGATTAAAGTCCAAGCCGAAAACACCAATCGACACGCCGACAGATAAGCGGGAATCTTGACCTAGACGCGTTCTTGCTTCACTCTTTACACAGGGAGCGCGAATGTCGCTTCCAGTATCGGGAGCAACTAATGACATCAAGTGAACTAGGACTATTCGTCCTTATGGCTATAGCTGGGATCTTATGGGCAGCGATGAGCTACTCAGTCGGTTATCGAGAAGGCCAGCGCGAAGGCTTTAAGCGCGGTCGAGCTGTATCTCGTCACGCAGCTAAGGACGTGCGCTAATGAGCTTTTTAGACAATTACGAAGACGTAGCGGCCAGAATTGCCCGCTTATGGTTAACACACCCTACAGCTAGAGTCCAGACGAACATCGTGGACTTTAACGCCGAGAAGGGTTACGTCCTTATCCAAGCCCAGATCTTTCGCGAGTACGAGGATCTACACCCATCGGCTACCGATTACGCATTCGGTAACGTAGCGACTTATAACGTCAACATGAAGAAGTTCTTCGTCGAGGACACTGTTACGTCCGCGATCGGTAGAGCGATCGGTCTACTACTGGGAGCAGATAAGCGTCCTACACGTCAGGACATGGAGAAAGTCGAGACCGTAAGCGCGAAGGTAGCGAACTCAACGGCCGACGATTACGATCCTTGGACACAGAAGTTCGGCGAAGTGCCAAGCTATAAGACGGCAGAAGAAGCCGAGCAGAGCGGCATTCCTAGCCTTGGATCATCGATGGACGAGATCGCTAAGCAGCTGGGCGGAGAACTAATCCCAGAAGCTCCACAGTGCAGCCATGGACATCGAATCTTTAAGACTGGCGATTCTAAAACGGGTAAGCCTTGGGGCGGCTGGTTCTGCGTCGAAAGAACTAAAGCGACCCAGTGTTCGCCGCTCTGGTACGTCTTGACTTCTTCTGGAAAGTGGAGTCCGCAAGTATGAGCGAGTTAATCGAGATAATTTATCCGCAAGAGATGAAGGCTAAGCTTCTACAGGATGGCGAAGTAATTGCCGAGTATAAGATCGAACAGTGCGACAGCTGCGCGAAGTTAAAGAAGCTGGACGCTTTCGGCTATACAAAGGGCCAAGGCGGAGAGAAGCTTATCTGGCTCTGCGGTGACTGTAGATGAAAATAAAGCCGACAATCGAAGATAAAGTCTTAGCTCACACTGTAGCTCTAGAACGAATCGCAGAGATCGGCGGACACCCAGACCACGACAGTCGTTACGATAAAAGACTGGGCTTTCACGATTACGTCGCCCAAGTGGCCGAATCTATCGTCGCCGAGATTCTCGTAGCTCGTTACTTAGGTTACGTCGACTTCGATCCAAGAGCTTCTAGGTTTAAGGAGACGGCAGACGTAGGTTCAAACATAGAAGTCAGATGGACTCGTTACGATACTGGAGCGCTCATCGTTTACGAAAATGATCGGATCACAGATGTAGCGGTTCTCGTTACTGGCAGATCGCCGAACTATAAGCTAGCGGGCTGGATTCCAGTAGCCATCGCTAAGAAACCACGTTACAAATCATCAAGCCAGCCGACATGGTGGGTAACCCAAGCCAACTTACAGCCCATCGAAACTCTAAAGGGATCTAACTATGGAACAGCTTCGCTTTAACTGTCGAGTCTGCAAGAAAGAAACTACGCAGCTCATTCGTGTAATTACAGATAATCTCCCGCCTAACGTTAAGACGATCCAGTGCTGCGTCTGCTCCACTATGACAGTGGCACTAATCGGAGAAGCTAATGGCGACCTATGAATACCGCTGCGAAGTGTGCAGTAAAGAGCTAGAGGTTCAGCGTTCCATCGATGACACACTGGCCAGAGATCCTTACTGTCCTAATTGCACTGTTCCCATGAAGCGCATTTACTCGCTTGGTGGCATAGTGTTTAAGGGTAATGGGTGGGGCGGTAAGCCATGAAGTTATCCACAGGACTTATCCACAGTGTGCGTAAAGCTGTGGGACACTCCCAAGATTACGCTCCCTACTTGACACGCGCGCTACTATCTCTTCGCATGAAGCGAGCCGCTGAGGCGGGTAGCTCGCAAGAGCGAAAGATAGGTTTAGGGGCGGCTATTGCCTTAACGGCAACGCTTTCCATAACGAGCATTCCAGAGGCAACAGCTAAGAACTATTCGATAGATCATCTAAAGCTCTACGCACATAGTCGAATCTTGGACTATAAAGAGTTCCAATGCTTTAACAGAATCATCACTAAGGAATCTCGCTGGAACTATTTAGCTAAGAACGGTTCGCACTTCGGACTAGGCCAGATGAGATCCAAGCATTACAGAGATCTCGATCCATTCAGACAGATAGACGCTACTCTTAAATACATTTCGAATCGTTACGATACTAACTGTAAAGCGTGGGCATTCCATCAAGATAGGAACTATTACTAATGACTCTACACTCACAGCGTAAGAGCAACTCGACACAGTGGAAGAAACTTCGATTAAGAATCCTTAACCGCGACGGCTGGATCTGCTTCTGGTGTGGAATGGAAGCCAATACGTGCGACCACGTGATACCCGTAGCAAGGGGCGGAAGCGATGATCCAGATAACCTAGTCGCAGCTTGTAAAAGATGTAACTTTAGTCGCCAAGATCGACTTCCAGAGGAGATGGACATGATTAAAACTAAGAAGGCGGGTCTTTTTTTAGATACGAGTTCCAC